GGAAAGAAAATGATCAACCTTATAAAGAGTTATTTGATCATATAGAAGCGAATCCTAATATGACCTTACATCCTTCTGTTATTGGAAGGCCCTTAAGAGAAGAATGGAAAGATATGCATATTTGGGCTTATCCTTGTATTTGGGAGGAGACATCTTGTCGAACAGCTATGGAAGCCATGTCCGCAAGAGTTGTTATGTTAACAAATAATTTAGGAGCCTTACCTGAAACATGTTCTGATCATGCAATTATGTATCCTTATGTTAAAGATGAAATTGAACATTGTTATAGGTTTGCAGATGAGTTAGATAAGTTGATGGACAATTATTGGGACTCTGAAACTCTAGATATAATTAATAGAGCAAAGAAACATGCCGACAAGTATTATAGCTGGGAGTATAGAGCTCCTAAGTGGATTGAAATGTTAGATTTAATGGAGATTGAAGATGAACTCACCGAAGGAAAGAATGGATCAGATAACACAGTTGATGGTGATAACGATGGAGGAGTACGTTAATTGATTAGAGGAATAGCATTTTCGTGTTTTGATTTATTACACGCCGGACATATTACAATGTTAGCAGAAGCGAAACAACATTGTGATTATCTTATTGTTGGATTGCATACATCACCAGGACATAAAAAGAATGTAGTACAATCATGCTTTGAGCGATGGGTACAATTAAAAGGATGTAAGTATGTGGATGAGATTATCCCATATGAATCAGAAAAAGATCTTAAGAATATACTCAAGACAATAACACCTCTTCATATGAGATTTTTAGGTGAAGAATATTTACGTGACAATTTGTTTATAACAGGGTATAATATATGTTTAAATAGAAATATTGAAATTCATTATTGTCGAAGATATCATGATTATAGTTCAACTGAGTTAAAGGAGAGAATTGCTAGTTTGCCAAACACCTCTAAGAGTTAGTTTTATTGGCGGCGGAACAGATCTGCCAGAATATTATAAAAACGCTGGTAAACCAGGAAAAGTGATCAGCGCTGCGATAGACAAATATACATATGTTGTAGTAAATAAGCTTTACAGGAAACAATGGGTTTGTAATTATTCTAAGAAAGAAATTTGCAATTCTATTGAGGAAATTCAGCATGAATACATCCGTGAAGTACTTAAACATTTTAAGATAGATTTTGGTTTAGAGATTACAACGTTAGCAGATATACCTTCTGAAGGTTCAGGGCTTGCATCATCATCAAGTATCTTAGTAGGACTAATACATGCAATTGGAACACTAGTTAAAGCAGATTTAAACCATGCCGATATAGCTCATCTAGCATGCCGTATTGAGATAGAAATATTAAAGAAGCCAATTGGCAAACAAGACCAGTTTGCTGTCAGTTACGGCGGTTTTAATACCATTTCCTTTAGGAAACCTGACAGGGTTACTGTTAATGAATTAGATATTGATGAAAACTTTGAGGATATGTTCGTTTTAGTTAATACGGGTATTCATAGACAATCATCAGATATTTTGACAGATCAAAGAAAAAATACCCAGAGAAAAGTTCAGAAATATGATCGAATGGCAGAATATGTTGAAGAGGGTTTGAAACAACTTAATAAAAAAGAATATCTTGAATTTGGATTCACAATGCTTAATTCAATGAGAATAAAACAAGAATTGGCAAAAGGTATTATAACTGATAAAATAAATCTGTTGATAAACAGAGCATTGCAAGATATAATAGGTTATAAAATTTGTGGAGCTGGAGGAGGAGGATATTTACTCTTTATGACAGAAAATCCTCAGGGTATACAATCAAAATTTGAAGATTTAGATACTTTCAGAATAAAGTTTGATAACCAAGGATCAAGGATAATATTAAATAATGAAAAGTAAAACTTGGAAACATTTTGCGGATGATGTGGATGGTATATGTCAAGCTGTACGACAAGATCATATAAATCATCTTATAGAAGGTATTTGGGAGGCATACAAGTCTCATAAACAATTTTTTATTTGTGGTAATGGTGGGAGTGCGTTAAATGCAAGTCACTTTGCACAAGACTTATCAAAAGGGGTTATTGAAAATGGAAGTTCAAAACCTAGGATTAGGGCTATTTCTCTTAGTAACGATATCGGTTTCATCACTGCTACATCTAACGATGATAGCTATGCTAATATATTTGTAAATCAGCTTATAACGCTCGCTAATGAAGGTGATTCATTATTTGTTATAAGTGGCAGTGGGAACTCAGAAAATGTCGTTAGAGCCGTTGATTACGCTGAATTAAACGGGATTAAGACGTATGGTATCTTAGGATATGATGGTGGTGTATGTAAGTCTAAAGTTCAGAAATTTATACATATTAACTATAATCATATGGAAATATGCGAAAGCGTAATGTCTATCATATTACATTACGTAATGTGTGAATTAAAAACAAGACATGAAAATTATAGACTTGCAAGAATTCAAGAAGAGTCGTAATCTTAAAAAGGCCACAGCAGAAACTGATGTACCTTTAAAAGTGGATAGTTTTTACAAACATAAGGATATGCCATTATGGATTCATGTTATGGGACAAAGTATTCCTAGTTTATTTGGTGGAGGCCAAATGATAATAGCACAAGCACATGATGGTAAGGTGTTATGTTTTGAATACGGAGAAGAATTGAATTGGGAGCCTGTTTCATTTAATGTTTTTGATAGGATAGTAATGGAAACACAAAATAATCAACCTGAGCCTCCAGAGGCGAGTTAATATGGCATTTCAGAAAAGGTCACTTGAAGCGAAGCATATGGGTGAGGAGCCTGATCCAAGGGATTGGATGGAAATGGATGAAGAGGCTCTAACAGATCGAATGCATGACTCATTTAGATGGTATTATAAATTTTATGATTTTAAAGAAACAATGGTTTTTGTTTCTGAATATTATAAAAAGAATAAAGTTAAGACAACATCACCTAAAAAGATTAAACCAATAGATTTACAAGAAGTAGGAATGCATGTTGGTTATATTGCGCGATTAAAAACACGAGGGCTTGATCGATGTCCGGAGAAACTTGAAACTCTTTTTATTGAGAAGCTTAAAAAGATTGAAGATATTGCTAATAGAAGAAAAAATCAACAGGAAGAAATACAGGAAAATAAAGTAAAACCAGATATTCAGCAAAGAATGCGTGCTCTGGCAAAGAAATTGGCATTTGATGTAGAAGAAGTTGTAGAACAACAAATTGATAGTGGTTTTAAAGATAAATTTAATTTCAAGAACTTTGTTAAACAAAATAAGATTACTAAGCCTGTTGCAAAACATTTGAAAGAAGAAATAAATTTAATGGCAGAGGAGATACGATTAGCAAAAGATGGCGACCCGGATCTTAAAGAAGCATATAGCCATTTAAATGGAATTATTAAAAATAGATTAATCAAATTTTATGATAATTTGATTGAGGAATGCGATAACATTCAAACGGTGAAAAAGGAAAATATTAAACCTGTTAAGTTAAATTGGTATAGAAGGAATAAAAACAAAAAGAAAAAGAAAAAATGATACTCGTTGATTATAATCAGATGATAATTGCTAATTTTATGATATTTCAAAAGCAATTTGAACCTGGAAAAGAAAATGATATGGTTCGCCATATGGTTATGAATAACATTAAGATGATTCGTAATCGTTTTTGCGACAAATATGGAAGTGACATGGTTTTTTGTTGCGATAATAAAAATAATTGGAGAAAAGATTATTTTCCATTATATAAGGCAAATCGTAAGAAAGCCAGAGAAGAAAATAAACAGAATATAGATTGGAAAGCTTTATTTGGAGTTATTGATGATATTCGTTCTGAATTAGAAGAATACATGCCTTATAAGGTTGTTACTATGGATGGATGTGAAGCAGATGATATTATAGGCGTTATATGTAAGAATTATAATACAGATCCTATTTTAATTGTTTCATCAGATAAAGATTTTATCCAATTACAAAAATATAATAACATTTCACAATGGTCTCCTTTAACAAAGAAATTTTTAAATGACCCTAAACCTGAAGAACAGCTAAGGGCTTTAATTGTAAAAGGTGATCGTAGTGACGGAGTACCAAATATATTGTCAAATGATAATTGTTTGGTAGAAGGGTTACGTCAAAAGCCACTTTCAAAGAAGAAAATTGAAAAATGGATAAGCGGAAACCCAGAAGAATTGTTTGAAGGAGAGCTTTTACGCAATTATAAGAGGAATGAAACTCTTATAGATTTAGAGTGTATACCGGATTCAATTCAGATAAATATACAAACACGGTATGAAAGAAAACAGTACACCGGCCGTGATAAAATGCTTAGTTATTTTATTAAGCATAGACTTAAAGAATTGACTGAATCCATTCAGGAGTTTTAGATTATGACACTTATAGAATTATTTAACGCGATTGACAAAGCTAAAAGTCAGAAAGAGAGAGGAGAATTACTAACACAAAATAAAAGTCACCATTTGGAGAACCTACTGTGGTACGTGTTTCATCCAGATGTAAAATTTTTATTGCCTGAAGGTAATCCACCGTACCAAGCTCAAGCAGAAGATCCACAATCAACATTGTTATACGGACAGATCCGTAAATTGAGATATTTTGCAGAAGGCCCCGGCGGTACTGACTTTTGTGCTGGTAATAACATTAATCCTATAAAAAGAGAAACAATGTTCATCACTATGTTAGAAAGTGTGACACCAACTGAAGCTGAGTTACTTATTAAATTGAGTAAGAAAGATCTCGGCGTTCGTGGGTTGACTTATAAGTTAGTGGCGGAAGTGTTTCCTCATCTCATTCCGCCAATGCCGGAAACTAAAAAAAGCAAGTAGTACCATTTTTTACATACATGGGAATGTGAATTAACATTTCGGAGCAATTTATGTTTAAGATAATAGCTACTATTGCTATCTTATTAGCAGTAGTATCCTATCCCGTAAAAATCGTGCATCAGAAAGCAGACGCTGCTAAAGTTGAGTCCACCCCCAACAAAAGCGTTACTCTAAAGCAACATTTGGAAACCCCACGTGTAAGCTTCACGAAGCCGATTAGCAAATGGACAGGAACAAATAATAATTATGTAAATCAACAGGAAGAAATAGCCTGTTTGTCAAAGAATATCTATTTCGAAGCCGCAATTGAAAGTACTGCTGGGAAACTAGCAGTGGCACATGTTACACTTAATAGAGTTCTAGATAAAAATTTCCCGAACTCCTATTGTAAGGTAGTTCATGATGCCCAGCTTCACGCAAATGGTCATCCTAAACGAGACTTGTGTCAATTTTCTTGGTATTGCGATGGTAAACATGACGTACCATATCCAGGAAAAAATTGGGAAAAGATACAAAAACTATCAGCATGGTTTTATAACAGTAGCAAATATAAAAAGGGTAGTTTTTTAAAAGATATAACAGATGGCGCAACACATTACCATGCTGATTATATTGATGATCCACGCTGGTCTAAATACAAAAAAAGAACAGTAAAAATTGATACTCATATTTTTTATAGGTAAATTATGCCATTTTATGATTATAAGTGTGAATGCGGTCATGAGTTTGAAGAATTTTTTAAAATAGCAGATCGCGATAAACCAACTAAAGAGCCGTGTCCTTCTTGTAACGAGGACACGGTAACAATGAAAGTTCACTGTCCCGGATTTGTATATGATAATATTTCAGGCACAACAGCAAAAGGTCACAAAAAGAAACCAGACGAAGCTTTTACTGATCACCTGAAACAAATGAAGCGGAATTATCCGGGGAGCAATATGAATGTTTAATCATGTAGAACTTGAATTTGAAGAATTACAAACCACTAATATAGATGGCCAGAGGGTGTACAAAACGCCCGACGGCTCCTTTCCCTCCATTACAACCGTTCTAGGTAGAAAAAAAGCCCAATTTTTTAAAGAATGGAGGGAAAGAATTGGTGAAGAAGAAGCAAATAAAATAACTACACAAGCAACTCGTCGAGGCACG